TTTTCTCACCATATTTTATGCCAAGAACGCCATATGCCTCTTCTTCCGCACCCATAAAGGCGTGTTTAAAGCAACCGTCGTGCATGCTGAATTGTTCTATCATGCCGATTAACGCGGCTTCGAGGTCTTGCTGTATTTCCAGCAAACCGCTAACTTCCGCTTTCAACCTTTCGTTTTCTTCCCACAGCACGTGGATTTCACCGGCAAGCTGATTCCATGTGGTTATGTCAGTCATGATTCATTTCCTCCCGCAGGCTGTCTTTAATATAATAATCTCTGCCGTAGGTTATACACAGCTGCTCGCATTTTTTACCAAACTCTTTCCAATTAATGTCGGACGGATGATAGTTGAGCTTTCCGATTTTATATTTGTCGATGTAACCAGCGAACTTTATAATATGCCATATCACTTCTGCGTCAAGAACGGGTTCACAAGATAACCATGTGCTTATACCAAGTTCTTTTGCTTGAAGTAATAATCTGCGCCGTTCAAATGGGTCAAGTGCGTTCGGCTCTTTTTCTTTGGCGTATGCTGTACCACACGATATTGTTGCACCGTACCAATCGTCTTTATCAAGCAAATCAAAATCGCGGCTTCCGTCACCTTTAGTGAGTATCTGCACATGGTTTCCGGTTTCTTTTATTGCCTTAATGATTTCTCTCGTCGCTGACGAATCGTATCCGCTGGGATACGGGTCGCAGGTAAAGCACAGATGTATCAGTTTCCCGGTTATCTGCTCTTTGCCCAATTGCCGCTTAACTTCCTCGACAATGTTTTTGCGCGGCTCAACGTGCGTGTGAAATTCTTCTCTGTCTCTCCGCAGTACAGACGGCGCGAAACAGTAATAACACCGATGCGGACAGCCCGTGTAGATATTAATTGCGTAGTCGCCGTATTCTTTTGCTTTGCCTGACGGAACATATATAGGTTTCATGATTCCCCGCCTTTCATCTTCGCGCCGCAATGGGAGCAAAACGGATGCGTAGTTTCCGATTCCCCACCACACGCCGAGCAGACGTAGCATTCGTCATATATACTTTCTGTGCTGTTATAGTTATTACGGTACGTCCATTCCCCCCGCGGCGGTTCGATTGTGGGACATTCGTCTACAGCCCGCTGAATACCTATAGTGAACATGCCGTCATCAGTTGCGTTTGTTGGCCATTGCGTTAATCTGTAATCGTGCGCGATAATTATATCCATAAGCGCGTCTGCATCGATTAAGCGCATATTATTCACCGCCTTTCAGCAGGTCGGCATTATCGTATATATTCCCAATAACGGATATGCTGTTTTGTTTAACCGTGCCTTTAGTCAGGCGGTTAAAATGCGGTTCGCCGGGAGTTGTTATAATATAACACCCGTTTGATTCGGAATATTCCACCACTCCGTTATCATAAAAATCGCTTGTTTTGCCATCGGCGTACTTAACTGTGTACCCATGTCTGACTATATCCCCGTCGTAGATTTTTATGCCGTTGATGTCTGGTAATTCTGTGTACTGCCCGACGGTTTCGGGGTCGACGCGGTATGCCCTGCGCTGTGTTACAGTTTGAATAACGTGTTCGTCAAACGTGTCGTTATAATAATAATATCCGTATACCCATTCGCCGGTATCGGTTTGCTTGCCTCTGAACAATATTTCGCGCATTATATATCCCCTTTCAAAGTATAGTTATAATAATTACCGCAAATATCAATATTCGCCCGTTATGCGCATCGCGTCCTCAACCGAATACGCCGTACCCGCGCCGCATCCCTGCTGCTTCATGCGTTCGATAAAATTTTCCTGTTCCGCTGTGGGTCTGTTCGGTTTTACCTTGCATTCGATAAAATACACTTTACCGTCCTTTACCGCGAATAAATCGCTGAATCCTTTCGGCAGTCCCGTATCGAACCATCGGCCGTCCTGCATTTTAACCTTGCCCACGTTCGCGCGGAACACGGTATAGCCTAACCGTGACAACTCTAAGCGGATCAGGTTCTGCAAATCATGTTCTGATGCCATAATACGTCCTCGCTGTATACTTATACTTCGGCGGTATGGGTATGCCCATCGCGTCCGCTTTATGCATTACCCAGCCGAATTTATATTTATTGCTTTTCTGTATCGAGATTAAATCGTCCCACGTTTTAGCGTCTGACAGCTTTACCGGCGACTGCGTTATTTCGGTTAATTCCGCTTCCTTGACGGCAATGATTTCGCGCGGTTTCTTTTCAAACGCATATCCGCATACGGGGCAGACTTCGCAGGCGGGGTCTGATACGGCATAGCATACAGGGCATTCCTTTGCGTTCACGTTCCCTTTGACTTTCTTCTTCTTGGCTTCAAGCGTCCACTCGCGGTCGACTGACGGCAGTCCGTGCTGAAACACATTTCCCACATGGTCGATTATAATTGCCGTTTTATCAGGCTTGTACCGCATGGAGCGCATGGACTGCTGTATGTGCAGGGTAAGCGACTTAGTCGGCCGGAGTAATATCACGCATTCGCAGTCGGGGACATCAAACCCCTCGCCGAACAGGTCGACATTGCATAATGCCGTTATGCTGCCGTTCCGAAAAGCCTGTACGGTAGTATCGCGTTCGGCCTGCGGCGTTGTGCCGTCGAGATGAGCGGATATAATGCCGTTCTGCCTGAATGTTTCACAGGTATCGACACTCGCCTTTACGGACGCGCAGTATACGATGGTTTTCTTGCCGTCCGCGTATTTGCGGTAGTTTTTAATCGTATCGCCGTATATCGCGGATTTTTCCATAAGTTCTGCCAGCTCGCCCTGATTGTAATCGCCTGCCGTAGTTTTAATTTTCGATGCGTCGGCAAGTTTTACGCTGAAATACCTGTAAGGTGAAAGGTAATTGTTGTCTATCAGCCATTGCGTCGAAACGGACATTGCTAAACTGTCAAACACCGCGCCCAACCCCCCCTCGTTCATACGCACAGGCGTTGCCGTGAATCCGAGTTTTAGAGCGTTCGGAAACGCCGCGTATATTTTTATATAACTTTCAGATAAGCAGTGGTGTGCTTCGTCCGTGATAATCAGTTTCGGTATAGGCTCATCGGCGAGATGTCTGACCAGCGTTTGAACCATCATGATTCGGCAGAGATTAAAATCCACGCCGCATTCGGAGAACGTTTCGCGTATCTGCTCACACAGTTCCTGCCTATGCACGATGAACAGAACGCGGTTTCCCTTGTCGGTTGCGCCCTTTGAAATCATGGCAGCGATCACGGATTTGCCCCCACCGCACCCCATTACGGCGCAAACGGACTTTTTCCCATTTTTTAACTCTTGTCTAATTTGCCCAATTAATGTGGACTGATATGTGCGTAATGACGAAAAAATTCCCTTCACCCCCTAAATTAGACTTACAAGACTTACATAAGACTTACATTTAGACTTACGCGAATAGTCAATGATAATATTGCAAAACTCACAAGACTTACAAGACTTACATTTTTTAAGCACCTTATATAGAATCTTCCCAAGCGGGGCATATATTAGAAAGTTCTAATAAAAGTCTTGATTGGGAACATACTATACATATATAATATAATGTAAGTCTTGTAATAATGTAAGTCTTATATAAGAAAAGCAGTATTATTAACTGATTCACAAGACTTACATTTAGACTTACATGACTATTCCAATGTAAGTCTTACAAAATCGGCTTTCATGGACGCGTTCTTGACTCTGACGTTGTGTATGTATCTCCCTGCGCTGTTAAGCGTGAGGTACTTCTTTTCGGCCCACTTGCTTTTAACCGCATCAAATTCAAATCCCATTGCTTTAAGCTCCCGGTGCAGTATGTTCTTGTTGATCAGCACCTCGTTTTCCTTGATAATCCCCCATTCTTCGCCCGACGTATCAGAATTGAACCTCGCCATGTTCTGCGCTATGTGGTTGATGATAAAGCTGTGCGCCCGTTCGGACACGTCCACCTGCGATTCGGAAAGCAGATACTTTTTAATATCCTCGAAGTCAAGGGGTTCTACATCGAAAATAAATTTCGACACCATGCAGTCTGCGAGCATGATAAGAGCCATTGCCATTGCCTGCTTGGGCGTAGTGTCCGATGTGGCGAGGATCTCCTTCTGAATGTTCCTATACGGTTCGCGCAGATCGTGCTTTTTAATCAGCTCTATGAAATCCTTGCCTGCGTGACCATAATTCTCACGGACAAGCGCTGCGGTTTTATTTCCGTCCGGCACAAGCATATCGTTGCATTGGATTTCGATTACGCGGTTTTTCACTCCTCCCCCGCTGTTGTCGTATGTTATAGGTTCTTCGCCGCTGAACAGATAAGAGCATCGCCAGTTATCCACGGGCAGGCTGTGATTGAAATGCATTCTGCCCCTGTTTTGTCCCTCCGTCAGCGTCATAATCATTTTATCAAGGTCAGTCCATTTGCTTTTGATCGACTGCAATTCATCGCCCACAAAGCACATATCGCCGAGAAAAGCCGAAGCCGACAGTAAAGCATATTCGGTCATGTTAAGGGTTCGGAACATCTTTCCCGGTTCGGGATTGCCCCATACGGACGCGGCAGCCATTAACGTGACCGATTTGCCTGTTCCGGTGCCGCCCCACAAATGCGTTATAAAAGGCAGAGTGCCTGTAAGCCTGATAAGCGGGGCGGCGAACGATGTGTTTAAGGCTATTCTGAATATTCGGTTTTTACGGAGTTCCTTCATGTGCATAAGCCACGTGTGGTAATCGCCTACCTGCGAAACGGCTTCAAATATGTACTTGTTGTCAACTTCGCCGTCGAATTTCACGTTCGTATCGTATGGCATGAAATCGTTGTTAATCCATCCCAAGCGTGACGTTGATTTGTACCGCGGTATAATGTTCAGATTAAGTGAAACCATATCGGATATATACTTGACGAGAAATTTTGACGATTCGCTTGTAACTTCGATTCCGATATTGGCAAGTTCGATGATTTTAATATTGGACGATACGGTAACCCTTTCGCATACCGTTGACCGCCATGCGTTGTTCTTGAAATAGGCTATTCGGATTTTCTCTGTGCCTGTGTCGATGTTTTCGTATAGTTCTGTCGGCATGATCGGAATAGGAGAAGCTACGTCCCACGCTGTCGCTCCGTCCGGCGTACGCTTGCATTTGCGTACGCCTGCGTCATCGGCTACCCACAGACCGCACCTGAGCGTTATAGGCTGGTCTGCGAACGATGTAACGCTTCCGGCAGTACCGTCTGCCATCTGAAGCCGTGCCACCTGTGCGAGATAAGCCTTATAGCATTTGTCGAAGTCTGTTTTCATGCTTAACTTGCGAGCGCGGTTGCCGCATAATCCCACCGATTTATTGATTTTAAGCTCATCGTCCTGTGACAATATGGTATCGTATAATTCTTCGCTTAACAAATCCTCCGCAGTAAGATTGTCATAATCGATATCGGTTACCTTAAATACATCCCCCTGCTGCAAACTGTTCCACCTCGCTTTTATGCGCCGTACACCATTCGATTTTATCCGATTCCGACATGAATATCAGCGTGTCGATATAAAAATCTGACAGACTGATTTTGCTGAGCGCATCGGTAAATTCCTTTGACGGTTCGTCTTCTCTGCGCTGACTGCGCAATACTGCGTTCATGCGATGGCGCATATCGCATAATTTAATAAACAGCTTGTTCTCCCATGCGCGGAACGTTTCCAGCCTGCGTTTTTTCTGTATATACTCTGACGTTGCCGCCGCCGATACAGGCGCGGTCAGATTGAGATGCAGACCGTAATCGCGGTTGAGCGTGCCTGCCGCGTCTGCGCCCGATATGCCGTGCAGTTTGGAAACGAAATCGATTACGTCGCCTGACGCACCGCACCCGAAGCATTTAAATCGGTTGTTACGGAAGGATAAACTTGCAGTTTTTTCGGAATGAAAAGGGCATAATGCTTTATTACGCCCGTTGACCTGTATTCCGTATCGTGTAGCGGCATCGATAATATCGACGCTTTCCGATATAATTTTATAGTTAATCATTTAGAACGGGAGATCGTCGTCCGACGCGACCGACTCCCATTTAGCCGTGGGAACCGATGCCAGCGGGGGAGGCATACCGTATGCGTCTGTGACAGGCGGGAGCAGTTTGTCTGCGGGCGGTTCGATACCATCGCGTACAGTTTTTACGCTTCGGATAGCGATACATTTGGTAACCATGCCTACGCTTCCGTCATTTTTACGGTACTGCTCACGGCCAAACACGCCGCCGAACAATTTGCCTTTAAGGGACGCTTCATCCCAGTTCCATTTATATCCGTTGTTTGATTCTTCGATAGAGGTTATCATGCCCTTAAAGAACGGAACCGATTTCCCATCGGTGATCTGATTGTATGTACCTCGCCACTTGCGGGCGGCGTTGGACGCGTTCGATTCCCACTGGCGCTCGTAAAATCCTTTGCTCTCGCCCTCAGCGATGTCGAACGAGATCGTCAGCATTTTTATGCCTTTAGCGGTCAGCGTGTCCTCCGCTTGCTTTATCACGCACACATACCCACCGGGTTCAAGCGTTTCAAACTCTCCCGTGTAAGCTGTAGCTGAATCATATCCTTCAGGTTTTAATATCATCTGATACCTCTTTCTGTATTGTTTTAATTTTTTCAAAATGTTCTTGTACCGTTTTAACGTCAGACATTTCATAATATTCACGGACTGCATTGTCAACAAATTTAAGATCATTATCTATTTCACGGTCGAATAATTCCATTGGAGATTTGGCGGTTGTCATGCCGTCGCTCTGAGTAACAAACGTATACTTCCCATTTTCGGTTTTTGCCAGTAACACGATTGCAAATAGCCCTTCAAGGGTCAGCTGATTATCGAGCATCTTTCCGCTTGTCTTTGCTTTAACGTGACCGTCCTCGGTAGTTTCGGAATGATGCAAAAAATATACAATTACATCTCGCGGAAGTCCCCGTATAACAAATTGCACCAAATTATAAAAGTTCATCGCGGTTTCGGTAAATTTTGTATATCCGATTTCCTTTACACGGTTAAACATTTCAAAGCACATCAGATACTGACTGTCATCAATTACATAAGATTTAAGTTTCGGCGCTTGCAGCCGTTCGTAAATATCCGAATATGTTGCGTTGTCGAGTTTGGATAGTTTTTTGCGGAACGGCAGCGGCTTCGATGCAACGTTAAATATTCCGATTTCACCCGGTTCAAAGTTTCTCATTGAAGCGGATTTGCCAGAGCCGCTGGATCCCTCTATTAAGATAGGCAAGCCCATATAATTATCCTCCTTTTTTCTTTTGAGCCTTTTTCAAATAAAACCGATTGTTGATCGCTGCTATTTTATCCTTGTTTTTCTCCCTCCACGCTTTATAATATTTTCTGCGTTCTTCTTTGATGACAGATAGTTCATCCATATCCTCACCTCCTGACACATCATATTATATCACGTTTATTTTATTTTGTCAATACATATCCGTTATTTAATTTCTATTCTTTCGCCTCTGGTCAGTGTGCATCCGGGTATCTCAACCCCTGCCTGTAGCTCACTTTTGATTTTAGCTTTATCCGGTGCGGGATCTGCATACGACAGCAGCTCCTCATTATGCACCATCGCCCACGATATAAAATCCGCTCCTACGGTGACCGACTCAGGGTTCTGCTTTATTGTGATTTTACAGCGCGGAGTTTCAAGTTTGTTTTTACCCGCCGAGGTCATGGCGTTCTTGATAAATTCGGTTAAGCGATCAGCCTCGTTTAATTTAATCTTGGCGCGTGCCGCGAGTATATCGGATTCGTCCTTGATTGCTTTAGCTTCGGCACGGAGGGATTTGATGTAGCATGACACGTTATCTATGCGGTATGTAAAATCGCCCTCTACAGCCTCCAGCGTGTCTGCTATGGCCTCCTCCGGTATTTCACCGGAGGCGATCGCATCGAGTAATCTCATATACTCTGCGGTTATATTATATATATTCATTTTATTACTCCTTATACGAATTTCTTCTTCACGCAGTTATCGCAGCCGAACACATCATCGTATCTGTCGCGGTATATGATCTCGCACACTTCTCCGCATACGGGGCAGACAGGCTCGTCGGGCATCTCACGCGGATAGCCGGTTTTGAGTGCGTGGGTGATATCAGGATGTTCAAGGTCAGTCATCGGCATCCCCCACATTGTCTGATGCGCGGTTTAATATTTCCAACTTATGGGCCTCTAACGCAAGGATAACGTCGGCTGTGCTTATCTCGCCGGTTGCCACTCCTCTGCTTTTTACGTTTTTGCCCGTAACAGTTATCGTCAGCACATACTGATTTACAGGCGCTATAAGCGTTAAATCGTAATCCATTACAAAATAGCAGTGTTCTTCTTTGCCGCTTGCTTCTGTGATGCCTTTTTCTATCCAGCCTCCATCGTGAAAGCCTTTGTTTTTGCGGTCGAATTCCACCGTGTTGCTTATGCCCGCGTGGTGTCCTATAACCGTTCCGTCCCCATACTCGCCGTGTCTTACCCTGTCACCAACCTTAAATTCCATTGCAGCCCCCTTCCGCCCCGTTTACGGGCGCTTTCAACGTCGCATCGATTACAGGCAGTCCGCTGTCGTTGTAACCCGCCGCGTTATATATGTGTACCAGCCCGTCCGATAAAAATGTCACCGTCATAAACTGCCGCCCCGCGTATTTTTCTGCTATGTCGCGAATTTCCTTCAGGTGCTGCAGGATAACCTGTTCTGTATATTCTTTGGACGGCCTGCCGCCGTAGTACATCGATTCTTCCTCAACGTCTTCGTTTATGGGCGGCTCGGCCCGATCCTGCGCCGTCCACAGATCCGATAAGCCCTGTACCATCCGCGCCTGTGAACATGATATGCACGGTTCGTCGAAATACGATACGTCGAGGTATTCACAGTTCGCGCAGTCGCGGACCGGCTGCTTATGTTCGCCGCGGGCTAATACGAAGCGGCCGCGCTGCGTTGATACGATGTCATCGAGTGATGTTATTATTTTGGTTGAATTCATTTTATGGGTGTCCTTTCTATATCAGCTTTTAAATAGCTGAATATATGCGCTATTACATCTACCGTCCAGCCGTCACCAATAACATCCAATGCTTTTTTAAAGTCAAGTGTTTTTGTATATCCAGCCGGGAGTGTTTGTAATTGTTCGATTTCTTGATGGTTAAAGCAGCGTAAACCTTTGCGATAATTAAAATCATCCGATAGGAATACCACGTTTGACATCCCTGTTGTTGTGTATCTGTGCCACATGCTTTCTTGGTTTTCTTCTTTTGAACCACTGCTGGTTAATAAACAATGCGACTTTACCATATCGGTATAACCGTCTGTTAAGATATCCTGCAGTTTTATTCCTTTGTTAGCGGGTTCAGATATATATTTGTTGCCGAATAAATCAGTTTGGTCTCCCGGAATATTAGTCCAGTACCATCTATTGCGGGATTGTGCGGACACCAAAGAACTGTTAATATTTATAGGATTAACTTTCAATTCTTGCGTAATGATTCTTGCGTCCTTTAAGGGCATTTCAACATTTTCAAGCAAAAAATATGTTGGGTTAACTTCGTTTAATATCCGTACATATTCCCAAAACATCGATGACTTATTTCCCTCAAGGCCGAGTCTCTTTTTGTTCCCTTGTGATAAATCCTGACACGGGCTGCCGCCGATAACCATATCAATTTTTACTTCCCACGAACCGTTTTCTGACGACAGCACGCCATCACAATATTTAACGGTTAACACGTTTCCTAATTGTATTGTATCGGGGTAATTGTGTTGTGTTACCTTTATCGCGTGCGGCTTGATCTCACTCGCATAATACTTGTCAACCTTTATCCCCGCCCGGTCAAGTGCGATATGCCCGCAGCTGATTCCGTCAAAAAGGCTTAACACGTTCATTCTATACCCTTCCTCCCGTCCGCGCCGACACGATCCGATTCAGCGCCGCACGCTGCAACCCGTTATCGTAAGCGGCCCGCACCGCCTGAAGCCGAAACTGCCTGTCCGATTCGTTCCGTTCCGCTTCGGCTATGCCGTCGGGGCAGCGCGTGTGGCAGCTGTGTGAACGACGGGTGCAGCCGAAACAGACCGAATTTTCGCGTTTATAGCTATTAAACATTGTGATACCCCTTTACTTTTTATGATTGATATGTTACAATGCTGTTGATGCATTTTTCTTATCGGCTCGCCGTTCCAGCGGCGGGCTGTTTTATATCCGCCATCCGTCCGCGATCAGATACGACGCGACCGCCACGACCAGCGTTATTACCGCCAACAGCAGCAGGCGGAATTTTCTTCCGCGCCTTACGGGTTCGGGTTCAGCCGGTTCGAGTTCGTCGGGGTAGCACATGATCGGAACGGAAAACTGCGGCACCTGCACGTAAACGTTGCCGCCGCGGAAGTATACGATTTCGCCTGTAAAGCATTTGTGTCCGCTTATCGTTACTGTGTCGCCGATTTTCATTCCTGCGCCCCTTTCACCCACACTAAGTGGTCACCGTTCAAGTTTTCGTCCGATAAGAATTCGGTCTGCGCTTCTGCGAGCCGGTCCGCGCTGATAACCAGCGGAGTACCGTTGTAGCGTTCGTGCAGGGCAATGTACAGGGCTTTCTTGATGTATTCGTTATCGGATGTGAGTTGCGCGTTTTCGGTCTGCAGCTTGTGGATTCGCTTCTGCTGCAACAATATTAATTGGTTACTTGCGTCCTGTTCGGTCATGGGGTTATCCTTTCTGTGTCACATGAAGTTTCAAGCGTTTGTTGTTCGCCGAGGTGATCGCTCTTGCTCGGTTAACAGTTTGTCGGCGAGTTCTAAAACCTGCTTGGATTTGTTGCCGGGATATTTACCGTTAATATAAGCCGAAAAGTCTGTCGCGTATAACCGTATGCCTCGATTGTTCATCGCTTCAACAAGTTCGATTTGCTTCATGCCTAATTTGTAACATCTTCCCGCTATGTTATAAGGCAAAGCGTTGTTGTTAATTGTTTTTGGGGTTTTGATTCTGCGGTTATTACATTGCGCTTTCATGGTTTCCCACTTACAATTATCCGGTGTATAATCACCGTCGTTGTCAATTCTGCTTATGGTCAGCGAGTCTTTATATTCGTGCTGGCGCGCCCAGTTGTAAAAGTTATCGAAGCTTTCCGACCATTCGGCGCATACCTTTATGCCGCGGCCACCATAATATTTATAATTGATGTTGTTCGCGTAAGTGGTGCGATTTTTCATGTTATACCATATTCGGCGCAACCTTGCACGACCGTGATCGCCCGGCGTTCTGTTTTCGGATGTCGCTCGTGTTTTTGCTTCTGCCAACTGTCACGCCTCCTTTCCTGTTTCAAACAGATACTCAAACTTTGATTCAAACAGTTCGCACAAACTTATTGCTTCCCACATTTTGAATTTTCCTGTTTTCTTTTTCTGCCCGTAAGATTCCCTTGTGATTCCGAGCCGCTGCGCTACGTCGGTATCGTTCAGCCCGCGCTTTGCCTGTTCCGCCGATAAATTCGGATATACGATGCGTTTCATCTCATCCCTCTCTTCCTTGAAAAAATAAACTATTTGGTTACTTTCTCTATTATATACCCATTCTGTTTATTTGTCAACCCTTATTTGAAAATATTTTTACAAAATGTTTAGAAAAACGTTGACAACGAGAGCATTGGTGGAAGTTTTTTAGCAAGGATAAATAACGCCTATATAGGCAGATATACGATATATAATATAATGTAGCGCTATCGGGGCAAAAACGGGCGGTTTTATTTCCGAAAACGGAAGTTTTGTATAATACGGCACAAATTCCAATAAAAAAGGCAGGGAATCGCGTCCCTGCCCGTTTTGTTATAATTTAGGCTTAAGCTGGTTCAGATACTGAACCAGCAGCCACGTTATCAATCCCGATAACGTAAATCCCTGCTTGTCTGCCGCCGCCTGCGCTTCGGAGCGGAGTTCGGGGGTGATGCGGATGTAGATGCGATCAGATTTCATGTGTTGTGATACCCCCTGTCCGATAAGCCTCTGCGCCTGAGTTCTTCCCGAATTGCTTCAATGTCGGCGTATTGTTTGCCAGTTGCCATATGGCGTTTCTTAATGCGTCTTCGGCCCAGTCTTCGTAGTAGCTGTTCATTTTTAACCCCTTCACGTTTTATGCCCGCCGGCTTATTTGTATCCGCAGACCGCCCGGAGGCGGTTTCGCCGTTTACGGCTCGTCGGTGCGGCTGATTATTTCGCTTCGTGTGTCATCGTGACGGATTCGGGATTGTCCCAGTCGCAGGCGTTCGATTCGTCGTTGCAGTAACTGTTTACGGGGTCGCCGTCTTCGTCAACGCCTTCTTCGTTTGCTTCGTTCCACTCGGCCGTGGTGTTCCAGGTGACGCTGTATTTGTTTCCGTTTGAGTCGACGCCGTCTGCGGTGTAAACAACCGATCCGTTCGTTCCGTAATTTTCGGCAGATGCTTCGGTGGTTAACGTGATTTCGATTCCGTTAAAATTGATTTTCATTTTAATCTCCCGTTCCGCTGCCCGCCTGACGGTCGGGGCTTATGCGGTTATGCCGGATAGTAACCGTCCGGCTCGGCGCGTTAATCGTTTAGATGTGCATCTGATATAGCAGTTCGGATAGGTCTTCGATGGTTGCGCTGTTTAAATCGTTCGTGGTCAGTACGTGTACTATATACATGCCGTCATCATCTTTATATTTTTCGGCGAGTCCCCTAAGTTTGCATTGCATCCCGTAGGTGTCGAAGTCGGATCCGTGTTTGGCTGCGAGTGACGGGATTTCGCAGATTATCACTTGGCGCTTGTTGCCTTGGTTAAGATAATAAATTTCTTCGTTTTCGGGGTCGTCTGCTTCGTTTATAATTACGTGAAGTGTCTGCAACGTGCTATATCTGATGCTTCTTTGATCTTTTTCGAATTCCACTTCCATCTTATCCTTTATGGTCTGCGCCAGCCAGCTGGAGTCTTCAAGTTTGCGAACGGTTGTTTTTTTCATTTTATTGCCTCTTTCTTGTTTCTTTCTACTGTCTATATTATATCATATTGTACGCACGTTGTCAAGACTTTTTTGAAATAAATTATAAAACAATGTAGTATTTACAATTTGTACACAATTGTATTTAGCCAATAAAAAAAAGACGCAGCCGTTAAGCTGCGCCCTGTTTAATATTCATGTCTTTTACTGCCGCTTCAATCTGTAACCGGATATCTTCATAATTAAAGGTAATCCCGCGTTTTTCCAGCTTGTCCTGCACGTCGTCGATTACATTAATAAACCGCTTCGCGCCCATGCCGTCGCCCTGTATCAGCTGCTCGAAGCCGTAAACCGACGTTTGCACGATCGCCGCTATAACGGCCTGCTGCGACGCGGTCGTGCGCGATTTGATGTAAGGTATCAAAAACACGGTGATGATAACGCTGATCAATGCGATGACTGCCGTGATTATGGGGGTTATGTCTGTCATGTTATACCGCCCTTCCGCTCGACGTGACCGTTACCCACGGATCGTCGGGCTTTGCGCTTGAGGTTGTTACACTCGGAACGCCTATCCACGTCGACTCACACGGATGCTGTATGAAAGGTATGCTTGGCAGACATGCGTTACCGTCCTGCCTACCCTGTTCGTAAGCGTCCTGTATCAGTTTAAGAAACTCTTCTTTACTTACAAAAATCTTGCCGTCGCGTTCCTCCGCGATTATGATTATAGGTTTCATGTATCCCTTTCTGCATAAGCGTCACTTATGCGCCCGTAACTGCAATAAAACTGCATTTACCGGCTATTTTATTTCGGTTTCGTCGTCATGCGGTTCGGTATCGCGCGGTTCGTACTGCGAATAGCCGTAGCCGCCGAAGCCCATGTCATATGGGTTGCTCTGCGCTTTCTTGTTTTTCTTGATCTGTATAATGCCGCTAATGCCGCCCTCCGCGCCCCAGAACGCAAACCAGCCTATAATGACTTCGCTTTGCACCTGTAAGCCGAATGCGTTCATAACCGTCCATATAACGGTGAATCCGGTAACGCTGATCAGCATGTGGATGATAACTTTGTCGAGAAATTTGTTGACCTTTGCTTTATCCGCGGCTTTCTGTTCCTTGTCCATGTCACGCCTTCCGTAAATCCGCGACATTGACATATGCAGCCGGTATTACCCCGATGCCTATCAGCGCGCGGTCGCCCGTAACGGACAGCACTTTATACTTGCCGTACCACATCCGAAACGAACCGCCATTGTATGTTGTGCCATATACCTTATTGCCTATCTTACGGGCGTTCGCGATCGTCACGTAATCACCTTTAGTGAATCGCTCTGTTACCGGCGCATCCTGCACGGGAACTCGCTGGCCTAACCTGTCGTTGACCTGCCGAGCGATGTCCCCGTGCCGCGAATATAAATAATCGCCCGGACACGCTTTAGCGCTGAACCACCTGTGAACCGTCATGTTCTGCTTGTCGACCTGCCCGATCAAAGATTTGTCGCCGCGCCACAACAAAGCCTTGATGCCATTTCGTTTGCAGATGTCGGCGCATAAATCAATCAACGCCTTATAGACTTTTTCCGTGACGGCGTAAGGGTGCTTATTGTCGCTCGACACTTCTATGGTAATTGCCCTGTGATCGTTTGCCCCTGACGAGGAACACCATGAGCGGTCTTTTTCTTCAACGTACATTCCGATTCGACCGTCGTACCCGATGCCGTAGTTTGCCGACGCCTGCCGCGATGGTTTCGCAAACATATTGCCCAACGCCTCAACTGTTGTCTGACCCGCCGTGCAATGTATTGTGATCGTATCGATTTTATATCTGCGCAGACCCGAATTGTTCGGGGACAATTTAACATACGATATTAACGGACTGTTGCCCATATGCACCCCTTTCAGTTTCGGATCACGCCGATGTTATTAATGCACCTGTTACCGGCGGTTCGCGAAATCATTTTCCCGTTGTATTTAAAAACGTAGGACCCGCCGCCATCCAGGCCGATGCAGTCTTCAAAACGCATATCTTTCATGCGATTCCAGAAGTACATCCCGTAAATGTAATTGCTTGTCGCGGTTCGTCCGGAAATAAGGTATAATTTCTGACCCTTAACGGCAAGGAAGTTTCGATATGTCGCATACATCACGCCGCTTGACCATTGCTTCGCGACGTATCTATGCCAGTCCACATCGTCGCCGTTTCGTATTACAGGCACGCCGCTGACCGCGATTCGGATGTTGCCGGGAACAACATTGATATCCTGTATTGTTGCGCGGTTGTAACGGTCGACCAGCAATGTTGCAATCTGTTTATTTCGGAAATCTGCAGACGGATTCTGACTGCAGCTGATTGCAACTTTATTGGTAACCTTTTTGCCCGTCCATTCCTCGATATATTTTCTGCCGAGATCGGGCATACCGACATCCACATCTGCAATTAGATTCGCAACCGGTAAAGTAAAATTAACTTTTCTGCCTTTAACGGTTTCGGCGAAGTAAGCGAAGAATCCCGCATTAAAATACGTCGGAAACGGCGCGGAAAGTTTTGGCTTGTCGAAATATATTAAATCCATATCGCGCGGTTCAAACTCCACGACGTGAAAACCGTTATGCTTGCCTAAATATTTCTTCGCAATGGGAATCGCCCCCTTACTCCAACTGATGCTCAATGTGCGCGATTCTACGCTCCGTGTCTTTTCCGCATTGTTCTAATGTGGTTATCCGCGTGATGGCATTGTTGTGTATCTTTACTTTTTCCTCCAGCGCGAGTAACCGGAAATTCGTCAGCTTCGCCGCCACGAATACCCCGAAGAACGCGGATAATGCCGTACCGCAGACCGTGATGATTGCTATGATGATTGATTCTGTCATGTGCCGCCCCCGAATGTTATAATATCGGGCAGGGTTATCCCGCCCGTTGTCATGTGCAGATGTGCTGTATCAAAGAAACGTTTGTTTCAATCGATTCCCAAATACGCCGCAATATAATTAATTTTTTCCGTCGTCGACATTTTATCGAACGGCTTAACTTTGTCCGCTTTAACTTTTTTCTTGCGTTCGGCTTCCTTTGTCATCTTCTCTGCGATTTTTAACAGTTTTTCGTTATTGTTCATATTTCCACCTCGAAAGCTGTCACCAACGCGTCGATGATTTTCGTCTGCTCCTGCTCGACGGTTGCCACGCGTTCCTCGATCGGTTTCGACGGTTCGGGGCAGGCTAATAAATGTTAACCTACCACGCAACAAAATCATTATTTTAT